CGAACAATAGCAACGGTAAGCGAAGCGTTACCGAATGAACACAGGCATCGTGCTATGACCAGTGGAGAAGGCATTATTGCAGGGCTTCGTCTTCACAGTGGCGCGCTCGCATTCAATTCGGCCTAGCAAGATTCCTCCTGCGTCCGTTCAAATTAGGACACTACCACCTGGTCCGATACCCGTAATCAGTGGGCAAAAGAAATTTCCATCGGTCGTAATTCCCTTGACAAATTCCGTCAACTCGTGTATTATTGAATCGTATCGGCCGTCCTACAGGGAGAGATTGCAGCAATTTCTCGCTTTTGGCTAAAGTATTACGCCTGTTGTCGGTCAATGCAGAGCCGTCTTTTTTCGTAAAACCTATGCGGTTGACAGAGGGCAGAGCCGCGCTAAATCAGCCCTCCGAAGCATCCGGGCCTACGGTATAGGGGCAAATGCGCGAATATCGACACAACGAGGTAGTAAAAGCCGCGAAAGCCGTCCAACAAGGGACTGCTATTTCGCGTGTGAACGATTACAGCTATATTCGAGCCATCGCTGCCGCTGAGGTCCGTGTCGCTTATGTGAAAGTAGCCGCTCCGGGTGCGCTCACGCCGCGATCCGTGGAGTTGCTTTTATCGACTGGCGGATGGTTGCCGAGCTCCTACGAACTCTGCCTGAATCCTGGGGCATATGCTCGGGGCGTGCCCGCCGGGCTTCATAAGTTCCGTATGGACGGGTTCAGGCCGGGATCAAGGGAGAATCGAGGCCAAGTAGAGCAATGCGAGGCTGGAAAACACCTTAAAATCAAGGGAGAAGCATGCGCGATGTGCTCTCAGGAGGCGAAAAAGTCGAAGGAAGCCGCGCGCCGCGCAAAACTGGCCGCAGAATACGCTTGCGACGTCTTGATTATCCGCCGACGTAGACCGGACGCGCAAGCGATATGACCGAGGAGCTATCCGCGCAAAGGCTGGCTGATCTGGACAGAAAATATCCTGAGCTTCGCGGCATACGACAGTTCCCCAAAAAGCGCGTCGATACGCGCAAACACCGCGTCCGCATAGACGACAAAGTCGAACGTCAGATGCTTGCGGCCCAAATTATCAGCTATGCGATTGAAATTGTACGACTGCGCCCGGACGCGGCCCAAATAAGAATAGGTAGCGTCGATAGAAGTCATATCGCGCGGGAAAAGCGATAAACATGGCCGAGTCAAAGCAGGTCACAACAGATTTAGTCAAGGCGGTCATGCAAACCGATGTAGTTGAGCCGACGCACAACATATTCGCGAATCTGCCTGAGATACTCGCCCTAGATCCTCAAGTAAGAGCATATGTCTACGCGTATGTCGGACCGGCTGGATTCAATGCCATTCGCGCCCTTAAAATAGCCGGATTCCCCGGCGTGCAAAAGACGTTGAGCGAGAAAGCCGCGCTATTTATGCGCGATCCGGCTATCACGAACGCAATCAACGCTTGCATGGCGTTTGGCGGCATGAACGCCTTTGAGGTCATAACGCGCCTATCCGCTATCGCGAGGGGCGGCATGGAGCACTTCATTACGAATGGCGGCTACATCGATATCAACCGTGGGCTTAATGAGGGTTTTGGTTACATGGTGCGCTCCTACCAGACGACCCCGACGCGTTACGGCGTCTCGAAGCGCTTGGAGTTGCACAACTCGCAAGCCGCTCTCGAAGTGGTCGGGAAGGTGCTCGGGATGTATACTGAACGCTCGGAAGTCACGGCGCATGTGTTTACAGGGGATATAGCCGAGATCGAGAAGATGGCGAAAATGGAACCGGATGAGCTTATCAGAAATTATCGTAAAGAGATATGCGGACGCCCGTAAACTCCAATGCGACCGTGGACTCCAAAGGATAGCAATTCTTACGTGCCGCGCTGACGTCGGGTTCTGGGTGGGGGAGTTCGGTTGGACGATTGATCCCAGGGAAGGGGCTTCAACTACCATACCGTTCGTTCTGTATCCCAAACAAGCCGAGTTCTTGCGCTGGCTAAGAGAGCGAGAGACTGCCAAGGAGAATGGGGTTGCCGAGAAAAGCCGCGATGTCGGGCTCACATGGCTCTGTTGCGCCTACGCGCTTCACGGATGGCTGTTCAGGGATGGCTTTCGGTGTGGGTTCGGTTCTCGCAAATTAGAACTGGTGGACAAGATCGGTGAGGCGAAGTGCATCTTTGAGAAGATACGTTTTATGCTCAGGATGCTTCCGTCATGGATGCTCCCAGAAGGTTTTAATTGGCGCAAAGACGATACATTCGCGGCATTGCGAAACCCAGTGAACGGATCTTCGATATCCGGAGAGGGTGGAGATGAGATCGGACGCGGTGATCGGGCCTCCATCTACTTCGTTGACGAATCGGCCTTCCTCGAACGCTCTGAACTAATAGCGGCTTCGCTATCTCAAACCACGAACTGCCGCATAGACGTATCTACGCCAAACGGCCCCGGCAACGAGTTCGCCAGGCTGCGTCATTCGGGGAACGTAAGCGTATTCACGTTTCATTGGAAGGACGATCCGCGAAAGAACGGATACGAGGTCTTACTTGACGAGGTCCCGGTTGACAGTGGCCAGGGCGCTCCTGTCGAGATACCGAACGGCGCGAGGGTCGTCTATCCTTGGTATGAAAGCCAACGTAAGAAACTGGACCCTGTGACGATAGCGCAGGAGATAGACATTGATTATTCGGCGTCGATTGAAGGCGTCGTCATCCCTGGTCGCTGGGTGAGGACAGCCGTCGATCTGGCGCTTGAAGCATCGGGGCCGATCATCGCAGGGCTCGATATTGCCGCCGAAGGCGCCAACGAAAACGTCCTGATAACGCGGCAAGGGCCGGTAGTAGCCACTATAGATAATTGGAGCGGCGTCACTACGATCGACAATGCGAGGATCGCCAAAGAGAAGGCCGAATCCAAACAGGTAGAGCGGCTTGGGTTCGACGCGGACGGGGTAGGCATCAGCCTTCGCGATCAATGGCTTGCGATGGCCGATCAGCCTGCGTTCACGCTAGTATCTATTCATGGAGCGGCTTCTGCGGGTGATAGGATTTGGGAGGGTCGCAAGAAGTCGAGTGACCTGTTCGCCAACTATCGAGCGGAGATGTACTGGAGCCTTCGCCGCCGTTTCGAGAAAACATTCGAGCGCGTGGAATTGGGGTACAACCATCTTGACGAAGAGTGCATCAGCATCCCCAACAATGCCACGCTCATAGCCCAACTTTCGATGCCGCGCTCAAAGCCGAGGCCCGATGGCAAGATTCTGATTGAGAGCAAGCACGACATGAGGCGCAGGGGCGTTTCATCGCCTGACTACGCGGACTCGTTGGCCTATGCGTTCGCTCCTACTCTGAGCGCCGCCAAGAGGAAGATAGTGGTTCTTTGATGACACCTCTAAAGCTGTTCTTGGACATTATAGCGTGCGGGGCGGGGGCGGCGGTGGATATATTCATAATTGGCACGTTGGTGCTCATAGTCGTCGCAATTCTAGGGGCGATTCAGTCGGTGCCTCCTAAACATGGGTGATGAATAAGCTATGCGAGGTAATCGTCTGCCTAAGGCACCGCTTCTCGAAAGGATCGCGCAATACGCCAACATAGGATTAAAGGGTCTGGGAATCGATCCGTTGGGCGACCGTGGATGGCGCAGCTTTGGTGGTGGTAGCGGCATAACGCATTTTGGAGGCAGTGACGTAAATTGGGCTGCCGCTGCGGGTGACCCTATTTACAACCGTGTCGTCTCGATTTGCGCTCAGTATATTTTCGACAAGGTGGTTGAGCCTCGTATTCACGTCGTCTATGAAAACGATGAAGGGATGCTCTCGCCAGTTCACGGGCACCCTTGCACGAAGCTTCTTATTGAGCCGAACCCGACGTATCACGGCAACGCGCTTCAGCAAGCGATGGCATTGTCCTACAAGCTGAATGGCAACGCCTACGTAATGAAGGTTCGCGGCAATGGCGGAGCAGGAGTTCCGGTAGAGCTCTACTATATCCCGCACTGGCTGATGTGGCCCATTCCTGCTCCAGACGGCGGCCCTGTGCAATTCTACGCCTACAAGCGGCCTATGCCGAGCGGAGGCTTCAAAACTGAGGTCGTTCCAAAGCGCAACGTCATTCACCTTCGCAATGGGCTTGACCCGTGCAATCCGCTAGTCGGAATGTCTCAGTTGAGGGCGCAATGCCGCTCCATCTGCACCGATAACGAGATTGACAATACTCTTGCCCTGGTGCTTCGCAATCGAGGCAATATCGGGACGATCATATCGCCCGCATCCTCTGAGCTGGAATTAGACGACTTCCAGATAGAAGAGCTCAAGCGCAAGATTGGCGACCAGACTACTGGGGATGCAAGGGGTGGAATGATCGGGCTCTCCTATCCAGTGAAGGTTGACCAAACCACGCAGTCGCCCAAAGACTTGCAACTTAACGAGGTCGGCAGCCGACCTGAAGCGTCTATCTGCGCCGCGCTTGGTATTCACCCGATGGCGGTGAACTTGGGCGAAGATACCGGCAAGGGTGGTCAATATGGGGCGAAGTACGAAACGGTAGCAGGGCAGACTTACGACCAAGCGATACTTCCGACGCTGGCTGCGATCAGCGAGGCGTTGACCTACCAACTCCTCGTAGACTTTCCGGTATCCGGCACCGTAAAGCAGGTATCCCGCGTCTGGAGTTTGTCGCGCAAGTGGGTGACGAGATCCTCCACCGCCGGATCGGACGCGAAGGGATATCGAGTCAACTTCGACTATTCCGACGTGCGGGAATTAGGCGAAGCGGCGGACGCCATTCACAAGCGGGCCGGCAGTGATTTTCAAATCTATATGACGATGACATTGGACGAATCGCGGGAAATGATGGGGATGAATCCTGCCTCGGATCCCGAAGTGGGCAACAAGTACCTATTCCAGCTTGTGACGCCTACGTTGCCCGGGATTGTGAGCACTACTCCAAAAGGGCCGGAGCCAAAGACGCCTGCGGAGGAAGAGGATGATTTTCCAGAGGAAGAGGATGAAGAGGACGGACAGGACGCATAGACATGAGTAAAGCGCAAATCCTAAAATCATTCAGCGTTGACGATGCGACGATGAGCGGGAATGTCTGCTCGGGCTGGCCGAGCGTGACGGGTATTCTCGATAGCTATGGAGATTGCATATTTTTCAACGCCTTCCACGACGCCCTGCCGCGATTCCTAAAGAGAGGATCAATTCTGACCGATCACGATTGGTCAATTAAGACAGCCGTTGGATTCCCTACCGTTTGCGAAGAACGCGGGAACAAATTGTACGGCGAGTTTGTGTTCCACACGGATGAGCAGAGCCAGGTAGCCAAAACGAAGGTTGCCGAGCGCATCGCCGCAAACAAAACCGTAGGACTTTCAGTGGGCTTTTCGATGGATGCTGCGGATTACGTCGCGTTCAAGAACGGCAAAGAACTTCTTGCGTATGCGAAAAAGAACGGCTATGACATGAAGCTCTTTGACGTTGCGGGATTGAGCGCATGCACGGACGCCTGTTGGGGCATTATTAGGGTGTCCGACCTCTGGGAATACAGCCTCACGCCATTCCCCGCTAACCCCGAAGCCATGGCAATTCAGATCAAGTCGGCTAAGAAAATCAACATCCATCTATCGGCGCGTGAAGCCACAGGGAATGAAACGAGGGGTAATATGAAGATAAAATCAATTTGCGGCGCACGCGGACTGGATTTAGCCGCTCGTGACAAGGCATGGGATGCGGCCGGTGCGATCAAGCGGGTCAAGGCATATGCGGGTATCCAGGGCGAGTACGGCGAGCCCAATGAGAAGTTCGCCAAGGCGTTCGTGGTATGCGACGGCGCCGACGATGAATTCGGGTCGTACAAACTGCCGTTTGCCGATGTGTCTGGTGATAAGCTCGTGGCCGTGCCGAAGGCCATTCAAGCGATTGCCGGGGTGCTGGACGGATCGAGGGGCGGCGTTGAACTCTCGGACAAGGATCGTGCGGCTGCAAAGTCGTTTGTGGAAGCGTACTACTCCAAGATGGCCGACGAGTTCGATGATGACGAGATTAAGGTTCCCTGGGCCGAAAGTGACTATGATAAGGCGTCCGACCCGGTGCCGATGTTTAAGGGGCAATTCCTCGGAAACTACGTCGAGATGGCAATGTGCATGGGGGCCGTCAATCAGGCGAACTATGCACTCCTCTCGACCTACCGTGACGCGCTTTCCGGTTATGGTGACTGGAAGGACATCGAGCCCGATGATGCCAATTCGCGGCTCGGGATGTGTCATGACGAACATAAAGATTTATGCATGTCAATTCACAAGGCTGTCGCATCTGGCAACGGCGCTGAGACGCCAGATGAAGCGGTTGAATCTGCGAAGAGGATGGAGATAGCAATACTTTCGGCGGGTGGGCTGGGGTCTGGCCTGGCGTTCGAGAAACATGCCGAGGTTGCGGCAGACGCGACTCGGTTATTCGTAGAGCGGGCGTCTGAACGAGCGGCAAAGCGCATGAGGGAGAAGAGGGACGTGTCGGCGTCGAACCGATCCACGATGCAAAGGTTGCGCGATCAGACGGCGAAGAATCTTGTCGATCTCGACGGGCTGATTGCGAACACTGAGCCGAAGGGCGCGGCGAAAGCGTCCGAACTTCGCGATCTCGAACTAGCGCAGTTGAGATTGAGGCAGGCGCACTTCGTCCGCGCTTCGGTCTAACGAAACTTAAATTGGAAGGACCTAAATAACATGACGGATCAATTAACACTAAAGCTCGCGGATCGCGAGCAGGCAATGCGCACGGCGGAGGAGCTTCTGAAAAAGGACGCGCCTGACGCCGCTGACATTACGGCAATCAAGGCCGTGCAGTCTTCAATTCTCGCGCTGGACGGCGAGATCGCGGGATTGCAGGATCGTGAAGATATCGCCAAAGATATCGCGAAGCGCCGATTGGACGCTGGGATCGCCGATCTTGGCGGGCGCCCTTCGAACTATGGCACGAAGTCGGACGAAGAAGATATTCGTCGTCTGGACAACATTCAGGTTCCGGCCTACTGTAAGGCTCGGACGCCGCGTCACCTCATCAAGGCGACCTTGGGCAATCGCGAGGAGGCCCAGAAGGTCGCTTATGCGATTGGACAGTTCGCAACCTCGGTAATCGGTGCGGGGAGCGCGCTCGGCATGAAGGCGCAGAAGTGGCTAGCAGATCACGGGTTTGCGGTCAAGTCCGCGCAGTCTGAGAATAGCAACACCTCCGGCGGATATCTGGTGCCAATCGAACTCGCGGGCTACATCATTCAGTTGATGGAAGAGTTCGGCGTGTTCCGCAAGTACGCGAACGTCAAGCCAATGAAGGGAGATACGCTCAACATCCCGCGCCGCGCCGGCACCATCTCGGCGTACTGGCTCGGTGACAACGCTGCGATCACGGCCTCGGCGAAAACCTGGGATATGGTTTCGCTCACCGCCAAGAAGCTCGCGGCGCTGATCTACTTCTCCAACGAGATCGCGGAAGATGCCATGGTCGATATTGGTGACGACCTGGCCGATGAGCTCGCGTGGAACTTTAGCTATATGGAGGATAACGCCGGATTCAACGGAACCGGCACTTCCGCGACCGGCGGTATTATCGGGCTCTCCGGCGCGTTTGCAAATGCCTTTGGCGCACTGACTACGATTGGGAAAGGCGGCGTCAAGGTCGGCAGTGCCGGTTCGGGCGGCGCGCTCTCAAACTTAACGCTCAGCGATTTTACCTCCATGATGGGGCTGTTACCGGACTTCGCCTGGAAGCGCGGCGATCCCAAGTGGTACGTGTCAAAGCAGTTGTACTATAGTACGATGGTCGAACTGTTGGCAAGCGGCGGTGGAAACACCGTCTTGACCTTGCAGCAGGGACCGACCCGTCCGCAGTTCCTGGGAGCCGACGTGGTGTTCGTTCAGGTCATGCCGACTGCGGCTGCCGCGAGCGTGAACTACGCCTACTTCGGCGATCTGAGCCTTTCGTCAAGCCTGGGTGATCGCAAGCTGCTGACCATTGCGACATCCGACCAGATCGGATTTCCGAATGACCAACTGGCCATTCGAGGTATTAGCCGCGTTGACATCAACAACCACGATGTCGGCGGCAACCAGGCGAATACGTTGGCGCAGAATCCATCCTACGACCAGACCGGTGCTACCTACTATTCTGGGCCGATTGTGACGCTTCAGTCGTACAACAGCTAACCGTGACCGCGAGGGGATGGGTTACGCTCGTTCCCTCTAAATCCATCGAAAAGGATAAGACAAAGAAAAATGGAAGATATCTTCAATCTCAAAAAGCAGATTGTAGTCAACCCGACTTCTGCAACGAGCGGTGCGACGATCACGAGCCAGATTATCAACGCCTCCGGGTACGAGAGTATGACGCTGGATGTCATGGCATCGACCGCGGATGTCGTGAGTGATGGACCGAGCGTTCTCAAGTTGCAGGAATGCGATACGACTGTTTCCTCGTCATTCGCGGACGTTGCGGCGTTCGTGGGCGGCGGCGCATCGGGCTTCACACTTCCCGCAGGGGTGACTGCGACTACGACGCTGGTTTACTTCAGCTTCAACGTCGATTTGAGACAGCGCAAGAAGTACCTGCGTATGCTCATTTCGCCGCAGACCACGCAGACCTATGCGGCAATTGCGAACCTCGGCCGGTGCCAAACTTGGCCGACAAGCGCGGTAGCTCAGGGATGCAGCAATGTCGTGACCGGGTAGAACCGGCGCGATTAGTGCGGTATAATTGTGGTGGGATAGGGTCATCAGCATGTTGCCTGAAACCCAAGCGAATTAGGGGCAGACGCTACCGGGCTAGACGCAAGCTGTCTCCTTTCGGGGACAGTATCTGACTCCCGACAAAGACGTTACCCGGCGTCCTTTCCACCACACTTCGGGCAGGGAAGATACGTGCCGACGGGAGGGCGTAAGTATGGAAGATGCGTTGTACAAGATGCTCCTTGAATGGGGCTACATTAAATGACCGTAAACCTCCGCGCGAAGCTGAACGAATTTAAAGTCAATCCTACGTCCAGTTCGGTTGACATAATGCTTCCCACCGCGTTCATCGCAAAGACGCTCAAGAAGTGCGGCGGCATCGCCGAAGGCGTCGAAGTCATCGTGGAGCGCAACTGCTTCGGTCAGTATGATCTCACGTGGTATGACGCTGCAGACAGGCCGGTTAGGGGTCGAGCCAACGAAGGTGACGGTATTATTGACCTGTCTAGTATCTACGATTTGGCTCGACAGGAACTTCTGGCGGCGATCTCCTCGGAAGATTTACAGGGCGAGATAACCCGGCGAAAGCGCGAGGCGGCAGATGCCGCTTAAACTTAACCTTGGCGCTGGCGAAACGCGTATTGACGGCTACCTTTCGGTTGATCGCAAGATCAACGGCGGCGAAGTTTACCCTCTTTGTATTGCCGACGAGGAATGCGACGAGGTGCGCGCATCGCATATCCTTGAGCACTTCAGCCACAAAGACGTACTGAATGTTCTCAGGGAGTGGGTGCGCGTACTGCGCCCCGGAGGATGGTTGAGGGTAGCCGTCCCTGATTTCTCCTGGATATGCGAACGATTTGTAGAGCCTGAGACGACGCCAGTACAGCGCAGCATGCTTCAGATGTACGTCATGGGCGCACATGCAGATGTTAACGATCGCCACGGATCGGTGTTTGATGAGGATGCTCTCAAGGACGCATTGGAGCATGTTGGGCTAACCCACATTCGGCGTTGGAAGTCGGAAATTAGCGACTGCGCTTCACTCCCGGTCTCGCTTAACCTGATGGGTCAAAAGCCGTTGGGTGACGGCGAAGAGGAGCCCGTTGCCGAATCCGATGACCCTACGCATGAGATAGTCGATCAAGATGGCAGTCCCCTGGCCGACCCATACCTGCGCGATCATCCAGACCTGCGCTTTCATGGGATAGAGATACCCAAGGGCTCGGTGTACGCAGTACAGACGGTTCCCCGGCTAGGGTTTACTTCGCATTTTCATTGTGCGTTGCAAGCTTATTCTCGCCTCGGTATCCCGCTTGTCATGAGCGGCGGAGTCTTTTGGAACCAGGGCCTTGAGCGTTGTTTCGAGACAGCGATTGCGGCCGGCGTGAAGTACATCATAGCTTCAGACTTCGACACCATATTCGATGAGCGCGATATTGAAGTGCTCTATGGAATAATGGAGGCGAGGGAAGATATTGATGCCTTAGTTCCGGTTCAGATGCGCCGTGAGGTAGCGTCGGCGCTTCTCACGATGAAGGACTCGGATGGCAATGTCCGCATGAACGTCACCCGCGATGACTTCGCAGACGACGTGACACCCATTGCTACAGGGCACTTCGGGCTCACGATCCTTCGCGCTTCAAGTGTAGCGACAATGGCGAAACCGTGGTTTGCCGAAAAGCCCGACGAGAGCGGGGGTTGGAGCGAAGGACGCGTTGACGCCGATATCGCCTTCTGGGGGCAGCTTGAGGCATCCGGATTTAAGGCTTATCTGGCTAACCGCGTGGTAGTCGGGCACATGGAGGTCGTAGTGACCTACCCCGACACGGATTTGAAGCCGCTCGTGCAGAGGGCAAGCGAAAATTACAAGGACAACCGGCCGTCCAGATTGGAGTCAAAGATATGGCGGTGAGTGAGCCCGAAACAGTCAAGATACGTTTTATTAAATTTACCAACGGCTACGATAAGGGCCGCGTGATAGATTGCGGCAAAGGTGTTGCCGACGCCTATGTAAATTGGCGCAAGGCTGCTGAATATGTCGTTGAGGAGAAGGTCGGATTCGGGCGGAAGATGGCCGATGCTCGCAAGGCCGCTAGGGAGCGCAGGGAGCAGCAGAGGCTGGGATGACTATGTCCAACGAAAGCGTAAAATCGGCGGATTGTGACAAGCCCGAGGTTGCGAAAAAGCAAAAGCCGGTTTTGACGCGTGACCTTCCCGGCCCAAAAGATCCACGCACCATCGCGACAGAGGGGAGCCGTCATTGTTCGGTGAGCGGCGTATGCCCCGAATGCGGCAAAGAATATGAGCGTCCCGGTGAAGTCGCGCACGTGTGCGATTGTGGATGGACGGATGCTACTGCCGAAACCGAGAGCAACAACACGAATGGTGGTTTCGTAACGCCATGAGCGCAACCAACTCCACACTTACGGTTCTCGGGTCGCTCTTGGCCGCTTCCGGTGGCTCTCTCTCGTATGCGCCTACGCAGGTGGTCAATACAACGCCTGTGGCTCAGTCCTACGACTTGGCGCTCACTGCTATACCGGCGCTCGTAACGCTCCCTGCGGGCACTGTCATGTTCGGTGTCCAGATGCCTTTTGATAATACGATTGCGGTATCTCACAAATGGGCGACTGGCGATACGGGCGGAAAGATTCACCTGAGTTACGGTATCCCTGCAATGTGCGTAGATTCGGGCAATCTTACGTTCTATCTTTGGTCGGCGTCGAATGTGACCGTGACGCTTTGGAGTATGTGACGACTCGCGTAAAACCGGGCGGATTTTCCTTTGGCAACGATTATGTCCAATCCCTACGCGGCCTATCCTGTCGGCGCCGATGTTCAGGCGGCTTTGGTTACAACAGGTTTGTCCCTAACTGGGATAGATAGCGCAGAGTTCGACGCGGCGGCTTGCGCAGCGTGGGAATGTTTTGAGGGGCGGGCCGGTTGGGATCCGTACCTGGCAGCGACCGGCTATCAACAGAGGTTATTTGATCCTCCACGGCAAGGTTCGCAAGCGGGGCGTATCGCATCCGATCAAGGCGGCAGGCGGCTTGACTTGGGAGCCGGTATTCTCGACATGCCCGACAATGGTTTGGTGATTGGCTACGTGGTCAATACCGAGTTGGAGATGGGATTATCGACGGGACAGCTTAGCGACGAAGTAGGATCTGCTGGAACGGTGCTCAGGCGCGGCGTCCAATATTACCTGC